CGCAACTCACCGACACGGCGGAAGAGATCCATGCCCGTGAAGGGCTTGCCGATCCGGCCGCCGCACTGGAAGCTCCTGCTCCCGTGGCCACACCCAGGGCGGCAGTGGTGAAGCCTGAAGGTTGGATCCTGTGAAAGAATCCGTAACAGTCAAATGCACAAGGTGCAACAGAATCGTTGCTATGCCATCTAGGCGTGCAAGGTTCTTGCAAGTGGTATTCTGCTCAAGAAAGTGCAACTCCCTGTATGTCATCGAATGCGCTGCGAAACATGCTGCTGAACGATCCAGAATCGATAGAGATAGTCATTCCAGTTCCGTCGAATGAACTGGAACATATCGATCCTTGTATTCAGGCATTGCTTGACAACACCACTAGGAACTATCGGCTATCGATAGCCGTATTTGGATTCCTGAAAGAGTCCAAGCAAGGTGAACTGAATACCTTGCTGAAGGACAAATGCAGTGGTATCTGGGAGATTACCAGCAGCAAGGATGCTTGTTACAACGAAGTAGTTCATCATAGCATCAAGGCATCAACAGCCAATCTGATTATCATCCTTCCTTACGACGTAAGGATTCAGGACAAGGGATGGTTCGGCAAGCTGCAACAGCCGATCGATAAGGCGTTTGATTGCGGCATGGCATACTGCCATGGCACTCAAGATCGAAGCACACTTCCTCCATACCGAATGAGTAAGTGGGTAGGTTCCAGCGATGGAATCCTTATGACAACAAGGAAGGTCATACAAGCAGTCATTGGTGGAGTGGAACCAGGCAAACAGGCAACAGACTATGTGCCAAGGTTCCATCAAGCGTTGAACCGATCTGGCATGACTTCATTCCTAGTTCCATCAATCGGAAGCCATCGTGTTGAAACGAATCGGAAGAAGCGCCCCGTTACGAATAGTCGTAGCGGACGACTCTAAGCTTGTTTACTCGGACAACTGGCGTCATGGTTGGCTGAGTGGATTCAAGCAACTAGGCTGTGAGATTCAGGTAGTAGATATCTCATGCCTACGCATGATGGGCGCTGGTGGTCCGTATTCGACCAGGGGATGCAACACTGCGAAGGGTTTGGCAGACAACATTATCAGGATGAAGCCTGATCTTGTTTGGTGCTATCATGGCAGATCGGCAGCGCAAGCAACGTTCCTGCAACCGCTCAGGCGTGCAGGTATCAAGACAGCTACATACTTGCCAGATGAACCTTATGAGTGTGGAGAGTCAGCGAAGTTCTCAACTCTATATGATTATGTGTTCACCATGGACTACTGCACAGTTGGTATCCATGACGCTGCACGTCAACTACCGAATCGAGGTAGAGTCTTTTACCTACCGCCTTGTGCAGACGTTTTGGCATTCCGATGTAAGGATTACTCAAGAAGGACCGTTCCCGCCTTCTTCCTTGGTAATCCTGTTCTGATTCCAAGGGAAGAGTATCTGCGGGCAGTTGAAAAGCTTGTAGATGGTGCAGACATCAGGTTCTGGCCAAGCAGAGGATTGCCAGTCAACAAGTTCCACAAGCTGTGGATCAAGCAAGAAGAACACCCTATCTACTACTCTACTTGTAAGGTTGGTCTGAACGTCCATCGCGCTCCTGGAATGACAATGGAGTGCTACAAGCGTAGAGTGAAAGGTAGGCCACCAAACCAGCCGATCCCGGCCGGCTTTACCCTTCCGTCAGCCCCGCCGAAGAAAGATGGCACTGGATTCTGGAACGATTTCAACGCTCCTGCTAGTCATGTCAATCCAAGGTTCTTTGAGATGGCTGCATGTGGAACCTTGGTGGTAAGCGACAATCATAGGTTGGAACTACAGCGGATGTTCCCTTATGCGCCACGAGCAGCAACTCCGGAGGAGTATGTTGGACATGTCTTGTATTACCTGAACAACCTTCATGAAGCTGAACAGATAGGACAAGCATGCTCCTTCGAGATTTCAAGGCGGCACACCTTCAAGCACCGCGCGGCAGAAGTCATGATCCGAGTTGGCTTGACGGATCTGCTAAAGGAAGACCAGCGTTTATTCTTGGAGGGGCAGGCGGATTGGTTGACTCCCCAGGACTTGCCGCTGCCAAAGGGCAAATCGTCATCGGAACGAACTGGACTCTGCGACTCCTGGAACCCACAATCTGGCTTGTCGTTGACGGGAATGTGTGGAAGTCCGAGTCAGCGAGAATCTCTGGATGCTCCGATTCCATGGTCACCGTAGTTAGTAAAGGTATCTTCGGTGGTGGAGTTTACTCAGTAGCTCACTCACAGAAGATGAAGATGGTTGGAACGAAGAAGGTTCAACCACTAGAAATACGGATAAGACCATTTGCTGGAATCCAACGTAAGGGTAAGAAGTATGGCTTGCGGCCGTTCCCGCCCTACGTGCCGAACTCGGCAAGCGAGCTTTTTCACCCAGGGGGGAACTCGCTGTGCTTCGCCATCCAGCTAGCCCATGTCATGGGGTGTAACCATATTGTGGCATCAGGGTTTACGTTGCAGTCGGGATCGAACTACCACTTCGGTGGCAACATCAACCCGGCCACCCGGCGACCCAGCGTCTACCAGCCTGACCTTGCCATGGCATGGCTGGCTTGGTATTCCTCCGCCTTCCCAGGTCGGGTCCTGCTGGACCCGAGCTTCGACGGTCCGGTCACGTCGGTTCTACGGAAGGCGGCTCCAGGTGAAATCGAACGTATCGCCAGGGCACAACATGCCAACGGTGGCGGACACGAATCAGACCAGGGAAGCAAATCTGGTCACGAAGAAGGAAGTCTCAGACAAGATGTCTGAGAATACCACGATCGAGAAGTTGAAGGAGAAGAAGTCAACGTGACAGTTGCTTCTGATCGCCTTCAGATGGGCAACACGACAAACCCTCCGATGACGAGGGTGAACGACTACGGTGTTGCTTCTCGTGGTATGGGGAAGGCTACTGCTCGCGACGGGACCAAGCCAGTATTCACTCCGCATCAACTGGTAGAGACATACCAGGACAATCAAGATGCAGAGAAGATGGCTAAGATGTATTCGGAGATGGTTGGATTCCCCAACCTAGCCGATCAAGGTCCGGTAGTCGAGCAAGCAAAAGCAGCGGTTCTGTCTTCGCTGAAAGACACGTTCTCGACGATGCAGTATCTACGCAACAAGGCGTTGATAATGTATCGCCTGTATCGTGGGGAGACGATTGCAGGAAACATGTTTGGACGTATGCGCTTGCATAGCCCTACGCCATACAAGGTTGTTGAAACGATTCACCCCAGGGTGATGCGAACCATCTTCGGGACAGAGCAATGGTTCAAGCTCTATGGTGAAGCTGAAGAACATGATGAACCGGCAATGGCACAAGAGATGCTTTGCCGACATCAGTTACGTGTCAACAACTACAAGGAAAAGGCATCAAGGTTTGTTCGAACAGGACTGATCTACGGGACAGCAGTCCAGAAGGTATACTGGCGACAGGAGCTTGGTGAACGTGCGTATCGAACTGCCAAGAGGAAGCCAGATCCGAAGATCCCAGGAGCATCAATCCTGGACTTGAGTGAAGTCAAGCGTGAAGAACTTGTGTTCGATGGTAATGAGATTGTGCCTATCGACTTCTTCGACTTCCAAGGTCCGCCGTGTGCTTCCAGCATCGAGGAAGCTGAATGGTGCTTGGACAAGCAACTATGGCCTGACTACCGAGTCAAGCAGATGGTTGAACTTGGACATTGGATCAATACAGAATCGTTAGCGGGAAACACAGGGGACAATGACTTTGGATCGGAAGATCCATTCAAGCAACGCAAGGCGTATGCATACGGAATGTTCGATGCTCGTGGTGGAACGCAAGCATCACACATTCCGCACTACGAGGTAGTAGATTGGTGGGGGCCATTGGTCATCAAGAATGATGATGGAAACTACACCACACGAATCTGCAACGTAGTGATGATTCAACCTCGTAGCAATGCCATCGTTGCGCGAGTGACGATCAATCCCTTCTGGCATGGCAAGAAGCCATATCAGGTGTGGCGTCCAGTAGAACTGGAAGGTGAGCTTTTCGGGATTGGCGCTATCGAGATGATTGCACGTCTCTCGATGGAGAAGGACACCAAGAGAACACTCTTGATGGCAGCCACCCAACTGGAAAGCAATCCGATGATGGTGGTGAGCGATCAAGCAAACATCGCTCCAGGACAACTTGTGGCACAGCCGGGTCTAATCATCCGTGTGCCGGGCAATCCCAACGAAGCGGTAATGCCCATTGCATTCCCAGGCGTGAGCGATTCTGCGCTCAAGGCTGAGAATATCCTGGAAGCCGAAATGAGGGAAGTCTCTGGTGTGACTTCCCCGGTCATTGGCGTCCAGGATCCTTTGTCGTCGTCTTCCAAGACTGCCACTCAGTATCGTTCAGAGATGGACGAGGCGAATATGCGCTTGAGTGGTATGATGGAGAACTTTGACAACTCTGTTACCGCATCAATGCTAGACATGATGGCATGGAACAACATGCAGTTCCAATCATACCCGAAGGTCATACGTGACGTAGGACCTATGGGCGTCAGGTTCAAGGATCGCTTCCAGGTGCGTCCTGAAGATCTGATTGGACGTTTCATTGTCCAACCTTTGTCTGGATTCCGTCTACTCACCAAGCACACTCAGATTCAGCAGCTTGTCAATCTGTTCGATCGCGCTCCAGTCATCAACCAGATGTATGGGCCAAATGCTGTCAAGATGCCAAAGCTCTATGCTTACATCATGCAGCATGGTTTCGACATTCGGAACGTGGATGAGTTTATCCAACTGCCACCTGATGAATCACGGTTGCTGACAGCAATCGAAGAAGCTGAACTGTGGTATCACGGTAACGTTCCACCGCGCCGTCCTGACGACAACGATATGCGTCATGTCATCTCTCACATGGAAGAGATGAAGACGGAACGATTCCAGATGCTGGAAGAAAGCGATCCAGGAACGGCTGCCAGAGCTAGAGCGCATACCGCAGACCACATGCGCAAGCTTGCTCTCCTGCAAGAACAACAGGAGAAGATGATGATGGATATGGCTCAGGCGGCAGCCGCACAGGGTATTGCTTCCGAAGGCGCGGCGTCACCAAGCCAGGAACCCGGCAGTCCGAAGATCCGTTCTAACGAGAACGAAGACTCTGGGCGTAATGGCCAATCAGGAAGTAACGGATCTACTTCAGAAACCAAGTCTGAAGCAATGTCTGGCGCTCCGAACGAAGGTGCTCAGTGAACTCCCAGAAACATCTTTGGGCAGAAGCTGGCTGGCCTTCAGTTATCGATGAAGAAGACAAGCAAACCAAGAAGCTAGAACAAGAGATCAGGGCTGATGAATCATCTCTCAGGATGATGGACAGCTTCTTGCAGATGTCACAGAGTGGTGCATACAAGATCTTCCAGGAAGAACTTGCTAGGATGCAGATGGTGCAGTTTGCCAAGGCAATGAATGCATCGTATGACAGAGAAGCTACGCTGAGACTTGGAAGGTCAGCACAATGCAGCGAGATCTATGATCTCGTAATGAACTTCTCTTCGAAGCGGGAAGCCCTTGCCAAAGCACTGGCGCTGAAGCAAGATGAACTCGTGCAGATCAGGAACCCGAACCAGAGACCCGAGGAACCATCATGACCGGACACGCAACGAACGAAGGTGTCGGCGCTGCTCAGTCGAAGACTGGCCAGCAGGCCGATCCACTCAACCGAGGCATGGGCTTCAACAAGACCGAAGACGCCATGCAGAGCAAGACCCGTTCGCCGCACAACGCTGCTGGCGGACCCAACTACAAGTATCAGGACATCTCCAAGGGAACCGGCGGTGAAGTCGTCGGCTATGGTCCTGGTGTGGGAGGTTCCAGCGATACGCCTGCTGGCACTCACGGCTGATAACAACAAGCCCGACTGTAGAGGCTGAAATATCTACAGTATCAAAGTCACTGTAAGCCGGAGTCGTGAGCCGGAATGCTGCCACTGAACACTAGCGGAAGTCGTGGCCCGCGAAAGACCGATGGCAAACCAACCCAATCAGTTCAACGCACGATCTGATGCGGCTGCACAAGCTCTCAAGGCTACGATGAAGGACGCCAGAACTGGCGAACAAGTCAAGCCGAGAGGCGTGCCAGTCGATGCAGACGGTCAGCCCGCAAGGCCACTCCCACCCGAAGGCAGCTATGCGCGCATGGCGATCGAGAGACAGCGCCGAGAGGCAGCAGCCAATCGACCTGATCTACAGTATCAGCCAGAGCAGCAGCCAAACGATGGACAGCAGCCCTTGCCACAAGGCGATCCGAATGCTCAACCGGAGCAGCCACAGGTAGCAGATCAACTCACTCCGAACGTTCAGAGACGTTTCAGTGAACTCACCCAACTCATCCGGCAGAAAGACCAGGAGTTGCAGCAGCAGCTTGTCACGAGCAAGCAACTGCAAGAGTCTAACGCTCAAACTCAGAAGAAACTTACTGAGATCGAGCAGAGATATCAACAACTGGTTCAGACGAACCTTGAGACACTAGATCCGGACACCAGACAACAGGTATTGTCTGATGTAAGGTTCCAAGAGTCTATGGCCGAAATGGAATCTCGGCTGATGGCGAAGTTCGCTCCTACGATACAGTCTGTGGCAAACAGGGCAGCGCAAGCTGAACTGGAAGCTGTAGCTGCAAAGTATACGCGATTCGACTTGCAGGTTCATGGTCCACTGATCGAGATGTTCAGGGAGAGAAACCCAAACTGTAGCGTCGAACAAGCGTTCCGTGCTATTGCAGAGCCGGAAGAGTTGATCGGCAATCAAAACGG